CCGCAGCTTGCTGCTGGCGATAGCGTTCCTGCTGAATCTTAGCTTGGTTTGCGCGGTCCTGTTGAATTGCCAAAGCAGTCAATTGGCGCTGCGCCTCAACCGTGGCTTGCGCATCACCCATCTCAATAGCACGAGCCAGATTAGCTTCGACTTGAGACATTTGAGTGTTAACGCGGTTGGTGTACTCGTTGACGTAGTTCGTGTCCAAACTACTGATGCGGTTCTTTAGCTCAGAAGCTTCATTCTGGATCGCTTGAGCATAACGAATTGCTTCCTGCTCGCGGCGCTCCGCTTCCCGCATCTTTTTGGTCAGGCGGTCAATACGCTTTTGCGTAGAGGTCTCCGCCTTCTGAAATTGGTCTTCGGAATCTTCGTTAAAACTATCGGAAACTTTACTTTCCGATACCTCTACTTCGGTATCCGCTTCGTTGTCGAACTCTAGCTCGACTTGGTTTTCTTCTTTATTTGCCATGCTTCACCTTTACAAATGATGGATGTCTTCGGGGTCCAGAATGGTTGCCAGAATCTCGTCGTCGTTGAGAATCCGAACTTCTCCGCCGTCAATTTGGAAACGCGAGCCAGCATAGCGGGCAAACATTACCCACTGCTTCTCTTTGCACCAAGGGCCGGACGGAAACTTGGAAGTGTCCTTATATGCCAAAGGACCAACTTTGAGGACGTAGCCTACCTGCGTGGAAATGTTGCTCTTTTCCTGCACCTCGGAAGGGATGAAGATACCGCCAGCGGTCTTCGATTTTCCTTGATAAGGGAGGATAAGGATGCGCCATCCAGTGGGGGCGGGCATTCTATCAAGAAGACTTCCTTCAATCTTGGAAGGGTCTAAGCGAGGCTTATCGACGTATGCGTCAGCAAGGTTTGGTTTTTCCGCCTTGGTTTCCTCGGATTTTTTAGTCATTTCTTCGATGCCCTTGCTAATGGCATCTAAGTCAAGTTTTGCAGCTTCAGTCATTTTGACGCTCCTGTTTATCTAGCAGGCTCTTGAGTTCCTGTTCCACGTGAGTAATGCACTCCAGATTGCCCATCAGCTCACGATAATGTTCCATGGACTTCACGTTCCCGTTGGTCATGTAGTCCACGCAACCTTGGCGGCGATCACGGAGTATCCGGAAGACCGCTTCGGTGAATTTTATTTCGTCCATCCAGTCCTCGCATAAAATCGAACATTGTTCGATAGTATCCTAGCATATCTTATATCAGATTTGCTAGGACAAAACATATATTTATGCGAGTTCAAAGTGGGGGGCGTCAATAAAAGGCCGCTTGCCTTGCGAACGACGCAAGTCTACGTAAGCGTTCATCGCTTCTTCCATTGTACCGCTCCACTCGCGGATGTCGGGAATGTGCCACGCTGCACCCCAGCGAATGCCAACGCCAACTGCTATGGCCCCCTCTTTCATGGCGTCCGCAATCTCGTCGTATAAGTTCAACTCCCACGATCCGCGGGAGCCAACATAACACATGAGGTCCACGGCCTCTCCACCAATGTGTCGAGAGTTCATGGTCTTGCTTGCGCCCTTGGCCACCAGCTCGCGCTGCTCTTCAATAGTTCGCAGCCCGCATATAACGCCAAAGTCGTTTTTGGTGACCGTAATGGCATGTTTCACAACAGCGACAAGGCGCTCGTCGACGCCTTCCAGCTTGTCCAAGCTGCGTTGGGATAGATTAAAGGTCATTTCGTCACGCCTTTCGTCTTCTCGAAAGTACGGAGCGAACCAAGACCCAAAAGGCCGCCTAGCACGGTCAGCAACGTACCCATGTCAAACTCAGGCAACGCAGGCAGTTGTACGCCCGCCACCGCAATCGCAAACAGCAACAGCGGCTGCAACACAAAATGGTATAGGAAAGCGATGCCGCAAACCCAGCCGATGAAGGGCCGCCAGCCGCCTTTAAACACCGAGCCAGAAGCGGCTTCGGCTTTGTTTACTTCGATTTGAGCAAGCGCCAGCTCGTGCGCCTGCTTCTCTGCCATTGTGGCGATCTCATGCGCCAGCTTGGCTTTTTCGTCTGCGTCCGGAATAAACTTGTCTAGCAGACCGGTTACCGGACCAATTAAAGCTTGTAACATGGGGCTCCTCCTAAGATTTCCCGCATTTTATCTTATACCCAAACCAGTGTTTTGGAAAGAATAAAGGTTATTTGCGCGACATCCATGCCGAAACCCCCATGTACGCTCCCACAACACCCGCCATCGAAATGTAGAACAAGCCAAACAGATCAGATAGCGCGTTTACTCGCTCAACAGATACCGCAGGACTGACCAGAAGAAGGGTAAACACAAGACAAGCACCGAGAGCCACAGAAGCCATGTACTTTTGCGCTTTAAGTTTTCTAATCTGCGCCTCTGCTTCTCCAATTTCTTTAGCAGCCGCAAGCTCTTCGTCTGTGATGATTCCATCATGGTTCAAGTCATACTTCGAATAAACAGTGTCCTCTTGGAATTGTTTTGTTTTCATGGGTTGCTCTCCACTAAAAACTTGACCCACATAAATAAACCAACCACCCCTGCTATAAAAAGCAACCCAGCAGCAATATAGGCGGCATATTCCCACATTTGCTCTTTGCGTTTCTTTTCAGCCAAGGCTTCTTCACGTCGTTTTTTACGGGCTTCGGCTTGGAACCGTATCCAGTCATCGTACAGGCCCGGTCGCCCGTACAGTTTCATCATGGTGGCTAGTTCTGCTTCGACTTGCTTGATCTTCTCAAGCGCCATGAACTCTTCGAAGTCGTTCTCGGTTTTACTGCCAAGGAGGGAAAGAACACTCTTCTTTTTCTTTTCACCACGGGCTTTTAGGTCTTCTTTAGCAGAGACCATCTTCCCGATAGCGCCCATGGCATCGGAAAGGTCGCGCCCATTGGCGACGAATTGTTTGACGACCGCGAATCCGGCGTTAAATGCGGCAAGTTCGGCTAACATGTGCCCCCTACGATATGTATCGTAGTGACAATGTATCACCAAAATAACTTTTTAAAAAGTTATTTATCCCCCGCTAGGGACTAGAGAGGCGATGCCTTCGTCGCCGGGACGTCGGAAAGGATTACCCCGTTGGACAGGTTGCGTCGGAGCAATTCCACGCAGACCAAACTGAGTAGCGACACTACCGCCGCGGCGACCTTGGCCTTGCTGAATTTGCAGGTTTTGCAGCATAAAGTCGTTGGAATTTACTGTGCGGGTGGGGCTGGTATAATCCGGAACGGTGACTGATCCGCCGCCCGGTAGATTGATGACGGTGCCCGGAGGGTTGTTCGCAAGCCAGTTGTCGATGGCGGCCTGCTGTTCCGGAGAAAGATTAAGCGGCGTTCCCGCGGGCTGTTGCGGATTTGCACCAGTGCTAACCGTAGTACCCGGCTCAATGCCCCTATCGGCAAGCTGGCCGTCTGTGTAGTAGTCAGAAGCTGGAGCGAAGTATCCGCCCGGTATCCGTGCCAAGTCTTCACCAGCACGAGCCCCACGCGCCGGTGTCGTACCTTGTGCTTCGTTGATCGCCTCTTGAGGCGGAGTAAAGCCGGAAAGGTCTAAACCAGTCAGATCAAGGTCACGAATGTCAAACGTTTCGCCGTTAGGCAGCGTAATTGGACCCGTGTTAATAAGCGATTGCGCCACATTGTTTACGTCGGGTGTGCCTCCCAAAGTTTCAGCGTTCCTTGCCGGGGAGTTGGGATCAAGATCAGCAAAATAGCCGCCGTCTTCTTCGCCCATAGCCATGGTGGTAGCCATGCCGCCGCCGTCTTCTTCTCCCATAGCCATGGTGGTAGCCATGCCGCCGCCATCTTCTTCTCCCATAGCCATGGTAGTAGCCATGTCGCGTTCAGGAGGAAAACCGCCGTCTTCTTCGCCCATAGCCATGGTGGTTGCTACCGGCAAATTATCTGGACCACGCTCGACTGGAAGCGAAAAGTCTTTGGTCATAGCAAAGTTGGGGGCCAAACCCTCAATACCCATCGAAGGCGCAGGTTGAACAGGTTCCGGGGCCGGATTGACCGCCAGTTCCGGTGCCAGAGCGGGCGTCTGCACAGGAGGCGCTACCATTTGCGGCATAGGAGCAGCCATGCCAATCTCTGCCAAATCAGCTTGTGTCATGCCCGCATAGGGATCAAACGCCGGGACCGGCGCAGGGGCTGGAGCGGGAGAAGTTGCTGCTGGAAGAACCGGCGGCTGCACTGGAGCAACCGCGGCAGGTGTAGGCACACCAAACTGGCTCAGATCAATGTTGCCGAAATCAATGTTGCTGAAGTCCGGCAGCCCCGAAAGGTTGATGTTGTACATCAGAATACCCCCTGAAATCTTTGCGGCCTTGCAATCGGGCTAAAACCGCGAACAACGCCGCCGCCAGCCTTCTTCACGACCTTCTTTTTACTCTTAGACTTGCCTGCCGAAGACAAAGCAATCGCCACAGCCTGCTTCTGAGGATAGCCCTCATCCCGCAGCTTACGAATGTTGCTGCTTACAGTCTTCTGGCTTTTGCCTTTCTTCAGCGGCATTTCAGCAACATCCCATGTGCATCGTGCCCTTGATCGCCGCACCCGTGCCACGGGTCTTCGTCAAACGCATCTTGTCGCCCGCCATCGGGGCTTTCTTCATGCCACCCACCTTCTCAGGCTTGGGCGGGTTCTTTGGCGCAGAGCCATTTACTTTGACAGTACGATTTTTCATTGTGGAGTCCCTCCGTTGTTACGTTGTTTAAGCAGCTCTCTTTCCATCGCAGACTGAATACGGGCCTGTGTCTGCTTCTCTTGCGAAGCCAAACGCTGCTGGAATTGGTTCGACCGAATCTGCATACCCTGTGCATCCAACTGCACTTTGGCTTGGTCGATCTGGTTGTCGGCCTGATCCGATTGTGCTTTGAGCTGAAGCTCCTGCTCCTTGAGCTGCACAAGTGGGTCCGGGGCCCCCGCGCCAGATAGCTGGGCAGACAAATCTTTGACCTGCTGCAAGCCCTCCGCAACAAACTGCGCGGTAAGCTGTTCGATCTGTAGCATCTGCTCGTCGTCAGCAGGCTGACCACCCTGCTGTTGCACTTGTTGAAGATACTGCACCGCGGCCTGTTCACGCGCAGCAATCTGAACGTGTTCCATGACGTGCTTCTGCAAAGAAATGGCAATCGGAGGCATCTGGCCAACCATCTGCGTCGAGCCAAACACCAAGTGCGCCATGATGTGCGCCTGATGGTTCTGACCCTCAAACGCCTTCAACGGCAACATATCCAACGCGTTGATGTTCTCTTGCGCTGGATCAAGCGGCTCCGGTATTTCTGCCGGAATAGCCTTCATCAAACGATCTGCATCTGACACGCCCAAAGCTTCATACATGTCACGGAAAACTTCGTGCATGTTGTGAATCTCTGGTGCTTGGGCCGCGAGCTGTAGTTTGGTTTGCGCGAGCATGATGCGCTGCGCTTGGCTGAAGACGTTCGGATTGCTGACCGGGATCACATCCACACGGTCATCAAAGTCCTTCGCCATGATCCTCTGATCGCCACCAGCAACCGAGTACGGATACTCCTGCGGCAAATATTCAGACATCACGCGAGCAAGGATTTTGAACTCCTGACGCATCGCGTAGTGCAGGCGCTTATGCACAGCACTCATGACCCGCGAGCCTTGCTCCATCATCGCAATCGTGGTGCCCACAGGTGCTTGCTGATTGCCGTCACCAACCTTCAGATCAGTGATGGTCGCAAAACGTTGACCGGCCTGTACCACAAAGCCCAACAGATTGAAGAGCGTCTGGTCGGGCCCCTTAAACGGCAGCGGCATGAGGCTATCTCGGATAGCCCCACCGGGTGCGTCCACATCTCGGAACTCACCGGGCTGCAACGGATCATCGTCGTCCCTAATACGCAGTCCACGGGCCTTGAAGCCCGCAGGGAGATTAGACAACGTACCAGCGTCGATTAGCTGTCGCAGTGCCGCCGTGGCGGTCCGTGACAGACCCCCAATCGTATGTATCAGACCAAGCCCGTAGAACCCGAAGCCGGGCAGGAACTTGTAGTGGGTGAAATACTGGATTTTCTTCTTCAGCTCGTCGTCTTCGCGATAGTTGCGACGAACCGACAGCACCTGACCGTTGTCCATCGACAAGGTCACAATGTAAGGAACGCGAATGCCAGTAGGCTCGCCGTCCTCACCAAGGTCTTCGTAGCCTTCTAGGTCCAGATCGACATGGCACTCAAGGATCGTACAGTCGTAATCAATCTGGCTCGGCTCCACACCGTCAATGCGGTCAATCTCGCCCTCAACGCCCGTAATCTCACGCTGCGCTGGGATCACCTCAACGTCCAAATACAACCCGGCAAGCTGGCGCTTACGCAGATCGTTTAGCGACATCCGCACGACTTGGGTGATGTTGGGACATGATTCGAGGTCCGCGGTCTCATACGGAACCACCAAGTTCTCCGCAGGGACAAACTTGGATACCGCTCGACCGAGCGTCTCGTCATAGTAAGTTTTCTTGAACGTCGAACCCGCCAGCGGCAGATAGAACAGCATCTGGTCCATGTCCGGCGTGTATTCTTCCATCACATTCGTGATGTAGTAATTCATGAAGGTCTTTACGCGCTGCGCTTGAGCAACCTTTTCACGCGTTTCAGAGCCCATGACAACCGTTCTAACGGGCCCCGCAGGAGGTAGCAGCTCGTTGAAAGCTTGCGCTTGAAACTGTGTAGCAGCTTCTGCCAAAAGCGGATGAGTGACACCCGAAGCGCCTCTAAACGGCTGAGTGCGCTCTTCGTAAGTGAAGCCAAGTAACTCAAGACCGTTTGCATACGCATCTTCCCAGTCCTGACGGCTCGCTTTATTCGCGTCATACTCACCCAAAAGCTCACTAGCAATGCGTTGTAGCTCGCGGTCAGGCATTTCTTCAGCAAGGTTCGCATAGAAATCCTCATTCTCCCCACGCTGATCTTGAGGCTCAAAGTCAATTTCAACTCCGCCGTCGTCCGTCGGTGTAATGCCAATCTCGCCTACACCAGACGCGTCGATCATCGCAGTCACGTTGTTCTGCGAATCCGGAAGCTCAATCTCCACTTCAGCCGCTAAATCCTCTGGATCCAACTGCGACGGGACATTTTTGTCCACCATGCCGCCAATAGGTTCACGTGCCATGCGTTATCTCCTTCAAGAC